CGTTGGCCGGCCCGGAGGTTCGCCAGCGCATGTCCGCGGCCCGCAAGAAGGCGTGGGCCGACCCGGAGGTTCGCCAGCGCATGTCCGCGGCCCGCAAGAAGGCGTTGGCCGCAAAAATGGAACCGACATGGTGCGCAAACTGCTATGCGGGCAACTGCTTGGCCTGCGAAGGAGAAGGCTGCGAATGTCCATGCTCGGAGGATCTGGATGTGATCCGCATACCATCTGGGCACGCGACAGAGCGGACGCGATTAGGGCTTGGTTTGAGGCGAATGGAGTGAAACGATGATCGACATACTGTTTTCTAAGCTGGGCGACATGAACGATGCGATTACTCAGCTCAACGCCGAAGGTGTCGGCTATGAAGAGGCGCGCGTGCTTCTGGTGAATCAGCTACACATCACCATGGGCGAGGCGACCAAGTGCATTGAGGCCGCCGAAGAGATCGCAAGCCTTCGTCTCAGCAGAAACGAAGTTGCGGAGATGCAGATAGCCGAGCCAGCACGCCCGATCGGACTCACCCAGGCCGAGCTGGAGACGTTTCTGCCGAACTGCATGGTATGCGGCGATCAGCTTTCAGCGCGGCGCGCCAGGGGCCGCAAGGAGACATGCGACAAACCCGAATGCCAGAAAGCGCTGAAGCAGTTCCGCCGCCACGTTCTTGAAAGCCGCAAGTGCCCAACCTGCTACAAACCTTCGACGCCCGCAGAGCGGCAGAGCTATCGCGAGTGGCGCTGGTCTACTGGCGGACGGCGCAAGGGTGCTGGCCGCCCTGCGCTCAAAAAAGAAGAGCGGATCAGGCAAGCCATGCAGACGCAGCTCGCGGCCCTGCAGGAGCACCGAGCCAAGTTCGCCGGGCTGGTTAGCGCGGAGGTAATTGCTGGTCTGGATTCGTTGATTGAATCAGCTCAGAAAGTTATTGACGAAACAGCAAAATAGGGAACTAGACTCGGTATTGAGCGGTCGATCCGCACCCAAGGAGAAAAAGAATGTCTTCAAATCGCCAGTACGGTCCTAGCGGCGCGCCGACCATTACGCCGAATCTTGCCATCAACACAGTCGCCGCCTCGGTAAGCTCCCCCGTGCTTCCCGCGCAGCTCGTCGGCAATACCACCAGCGAGCAAGTGGTACAGAACCCAGCCATCACCACCACGGCCACGCCGGTCGCTCTCGTCGTCCAGATTCCCTCGAAGTCGGAGATGGAGCAGCTTCCCTTCGAGATTCAGGCGAGCGGCTATATCGCCACCGGAGCGAACGCCACGGTGACCGCCAAGCTGTATAGCGGCACATCGACGACACCAGGCAGCAACACCTTGCTGGGCAGCAGCGGCGCGGTCACTCAGAACACCGCGAAGGCGCCCTTCTGGGCTCACGCCAAACTGATCTTCGACTCGGTAAGCGGCAAGCTGGGCGGCACCGTCGATTTCCTGATCAACAACACGGTGGTGGCGTCGGTCGCCATCAGCAACGTGGTGACAGGAATCAGCGACACCGCGAACCCTGTGGCCAGCTTCTGCATCAGCTTCACCTTCAGCGCCGCAAACGCTAGCAACCTCGTCAACGTGCAGGAGTTCGCAATTAATTTCTAAGCGGTCCCTGAAATTTGGGAAGCCGTCAATCGGGGCTGAGCGATCCTCAGCCCCGAAACTTCATCAGGGAGAGGCGTATGGCGAAGGAAGAAAAGAAACCGGAAGGCGAAAAGCGCGAGGGCGCGAAGCCGAAGCACAAGATGAAGGGGATCATGATTCACGTCACCGGCACCAAGGGTCATCATGTCCTCGAACACCACATGGAAGATCATCGCGGGCATCCGCTGCCTCCCCACTATGCTGGTGTAGCCACCAATCTGGCCGACCTCCACCAGCATCTCGACGATCACCTGGAAGACGGCGGCGAGGCGGGCGGCGCACCGGAAGAGGAAGGCGCACCGCAGGGCGGCGCACCGGAAGAGGCGGCACCGCAAGGCGCGCAGCCAGCGGAGTAAGTCTTGATTCTGGATACCGATCGGTTACAGGGCGATGATGCGTACCGCAACGAGCTACGCCATCGTTTTGTAACCGATCATTTTTGGGCGGCAGACATGCTGGGCTTCGACAAGTTCGTGCCCCGGCTGCACCAGCCCGTCAAAGACCTGTATTTTCCCAAGAACCCGAACATCGCGATCGAGGAGCAGCATCCGATCAAGTTCCGGATGCACCTGGACCCGCGCAAGACCTACAAGACCACGATGGGACTTGTGGACACGGCGCAGTGGGTCGCAGCCTTTCCGAAGATCATATCGATCCTCAACGAGACAGCCACGCAGCCGCTGGCCAGAAGCCTCACCAATGCCGTCGCCTATCTCTTCTATCGGCCAAAAGGACGCGCCGCCACACCGCTGCAGCTCACCTTCCCTGAATGCGTTGTCGAGAAGGCTCCCGATGGGGAGTACATCTGCCCAGCCCGCGAGCGATACTTCATCGAGGCCACGCTGGGCTATACCTCGCCGCGCACGTCACAGGCAGGCTGGCACCCATGGATCATCAACCCCGATGACATGGTGGACACGGAGAACAGCGGACTGGCCGCCTCCGACACCAGCCGCAAGGCCATCATCAGCATCTACCACGCGAACAAAAACACGCTGCTCCGCGGCGGGTACATAAACATTCGCGGCACGCGCTATCACCCCTTCGACCTGTACGGCGACCTGCTCGAAAAAATGGACCCGACCAAGTGGAAGGTGCTTATCCGGGGATCGATGGAGGTCATCAGCGGTGATCCCCTGCTGCCAGGAGAATTCCCCGAAGAAGAGGATGTGCGGCTGCTGTTTCCCGAACTGCTCAGCTATGACGATCTGCGCACGCTGTACTTCGAGAACTATGAAGCCTTCATGTGCCAGCAGCAGAACCATCCGGCCGGGGGCAGCGTGCCCACGTTCGATGAGCAGCTTTACCAGTCCATCCTCTGCGCGCCCGAAAGAGCGCCGGTTTTCGGAGACACATACATCTGCTGGCGTCTGCCCTACGGCGGCAAGGACTACATGAAGGATTATGCCGAGGGCGCGGCGGCTCGTGTTCACGCCGGGCGCGTCTATGTCACGGATGCGTGGTCAGGCATCTACCCACCCAGCCGCCTTGCGCAGAAGATCATCCGCGAAGCGAAGAAGCACCAGACCACGGACGTACTCTGCGAAGCTCTGCCGGGCACCGAGTACCTTGAAGCGCACATCCGCAACGAGGGATACCGGAAGAACCACAGCGTGCGGCTGCGCTGGCTGGAGTTCGAGGAAGACGACAATGTGCGCCACTCGCGGATCACGCAGCTTGAACCACAGATGCGCGCCGGAAAAATCTCGATCCTCGAAGGCATCGGCAAGGCGCAGGAGCTGCGCCGCCAGTTCGTGTTTTACGGCCTGATTCCGCAGAACGGAATCATGGACTGCATCAGCCGCCTCGCGGCTAAGATTCCGGTATCGAATCTGCGCGCCGAAATCGAAGAGGAAGAGGCCGAGCTGCGCACGCAGCGCTACCACGATCAGGCATACAACATGACCTATGAGCACGGTGGCGCACAGGCCACTGAGCAGTCTTTGCAGCAAACGGAGCAAGCCGCGCATGAGTTCGCGATGGAGCGCACCAACTCCTTCGGTCTGCCGGATATCTTGGGAGGGTTAGATGGCTGAAGCGACACTGGAACACATGCCAGAGGGCAATCGCGACAACGGCACGCTGCGCCGCGATCAGGTGGAAACGACCGAGGGCGGCGCGGAACCCGCCGTCTACACCGAAGACGCGGCCTGCACGCTGGCCTGGAACGATTACCAGCTCGCGCGCAACTACGTCGAGAACAACATGTGGCTGCTCGAATGGCAGCACGCCGACATCCTGTATCAGTCGCCGACGCTCGATCGCTATCCGCGCGTGGAGAACGGCAGGCCGGTGCGCATCAGCCGCTTCCTTGTGGCCAAGAACACGCGCACCATGGCCAGGGCGGTAAAGAAGGCTCTCTTCGCCGAGCAGACGCCCTTCTTTCTGCGGCCCGGAAAAAACACCAGCGAGGACATGATTAACGCATGGACCGCGCTGCTGATGAAGCTGCTGCAGCGCATGAACTTCCAGTATTTCTGCGGGCTGCTGATCGACTGCCAGGTGCTGCAGGGCACGGGGATCGGCAAAGCCTTCTGGGACGAGAAGACGACCGTCAAAAAGGTGCGCCGCCGCAAGACGCCGCCCGAGCAGGTGGAGCAGCCGATTAGCGGAGTCGAGAAGATTCCGACCAAGGAAAGCGATGATTTCGAGACTGTGCCTGTCACGGTTACAGAAAGCTGGCCGCGCTTTGAATACCGCCGCCTGGGAACCACGCTCTTTGATCCGAAGTGCTGCACGCCAAACCACCCCGAGCTGTCAGGCGGCTATTGCATCGACGTGGACTATGTGACCTTCACCGACCTTCAGCAAATGCGCGAGCTGGAGTGCTACGAGAACATCCCGGATGAAGAAACGCTGCTGACTTACTTCTTCAACCGGCCATCACAGTCCGCGCCAGGCGCGTCTCAGGTGGCCGACGCGATGACGCTGATGGGATCGGCGGTCACACATGCCGAGGGCGAGAACAAAGACACGAGCGTTGATCCGCTGCAGACGCCGCTCATGCTCATCGAGCGCACGGATGAACGCAATGTGCAGACCATCCTCTACTACGATGGGAAAAAGCTCACCATCCGCGACGACGAGCACGACAACAGCATCATTCACTTCAGCGCGAACTGGTGGTCGATCGACAACTGCCTGTATGGGATGGGGCTGGGCAAGATCGATGGGCCGGATCAGCGCATTAGCCAAGGCGTCATCAACGAGTGCCTGAAGATGATCGCTTACCCGTTCAATGCGCCGCTGATGATTCCGCGCGGCGACAATGCTCCCACGCAGAACGTCATCAATCGTTTCGGCGGATTCTGGGCCTACGACCTGCCACCCGGCATGAGCGACTTCCGTCGCGCGGTCGGCTATCTGGAGACGCCGCCTGTGCCGCCCGATGCGTGGAAGATGCTGCAGTTCTCGCAGCAGTCGAGCGAAGACCTAAGCGGCGCGAATTCCACCATGCAGCAGGGCAACCTGGGCGGCCCCGGATCGAGCGCGGCGCGCACGGCCACGGGCGCGAGCCGGATCGCGGCCAAGTCCGACGACACCATTTTCGAGCCGGTGGAAGCTGTGGCCGAAGGCGTCATCGTGCGCCTCATCTACTGGCTGGTGGAGATGGTGAAGCTGAAGATGCCGCTGCAAGAGATTCGGCAGATACTCACCGATGCCGATGCCAAGCTCATCACCAACGACGTGTTCGACGAAGAGGCGTTTCTATCCGCAGAGTTCGAGGCCACGGTGCTGGCTGGACAGCGGCTGCAGACCAAGGACGGCATCCGGCAGCTCATCCCGATGTTCATGCAGATCGTGCAGCAGCCGCAGCTTCTGGAGTATCTGCATCAGCGCGGCGACACGGTGGACTTCGCGGTGATGATCGACCTGCTCATGCAGGTAAGCGAGCTGATGCAGCAGGACAACATCATCCGCCCGCTGACAGTGCAGGAGAAGCAGAACATCCAGCAGACCAATCCCAACGCGCAGCGCACCCAGGCCGCGCTCGCGGTGGAGCAGGCCAAGGGCAAGAACAAAGAAGCGGCCATCAACACGCAGGGCCAGGTGGACCTTGCCAACAAGGCGGCAGAGATGGCAATGGCGCGCGTGAGCGACGGCATTCCGCTGGAGCATGCCGAGGGCCTGGTGGAGCGCAGCGAAGACGAAGGTTTCTTGCGCGGTCAGGTGTGAGTAATGGTATGATGCCGGTATAGTGAAGGAGGAATGATATGGCGAAGAAACCTCAGCAGATTACTCTCCCGGTATCTGCTTGCACTTGGCACAAAGACGGTTACCCGTGCGGAAAGGCGTGCGATCCCGGAAAGAGTCTCTGTCCGCACCATCTCGCCGTAACAGCCTATGAAGAAACGGAAAAACCCAAAATCTCCGCTGAGCGCGCGAAGCGCACCAAAGAGCACAAGAACGCGATGGCGGTGGCACTGGCCAGCTCACCACTGGCGGCAGTCGCGGTGGATACGCGCGGATAATGAGCTACGTATCCGGGTATCTTGCCGAGGTCAACCCACCCAAAGCGGTCATTCCTGCCGACCTGCAGCGCGTCTTAGCGCAGATCGCGGAGATGCAGGCTTACCTCAGGGCGAACGTCTGGAAGAAAGAAGGATCGAATGACAGCAGCAGAATTTCTGACAAGTAGCGATCGAAATGCAGTGCGCCACTACTACGAGGAGCTGGCCTCGCTGGGAAAGGCTGGACGGTTAGCGAGCCTGGTGCTGCGCTGCCATCGCAACACAACGCGGATGCTGAAGTATGACAATGCCAACTACCTGAAATTTTTGCGCGGGCGAAGCGCCTACGCGGTAGGCCAGCTCAACGCCTTTCTTGAATGCAACGGTGCCGAGCTGCGGATCGCGCATGCTCTCACGCTTCCGGATTCCAAGCGCGCTGGGGGATGCGCGGTGCTTACGACGGTCCTTCCAGATGGGAAGTGCCTCCGATTCGAGGAGAACACGGAAGGTACTTGGCGCAGCGATCGCGCAAACGAGCCGATCATCTTGGCCATCTGCGACGGCCTGATGGAGCCAGTGCCGCATGACTGACGTCAAGGATTACACGCCGAGCCTTGAGAACTACCTGCGGGGCCGCCCGCTCAGCCAGGAGCTGGACGAGATGATGCATGAGGCGAAGACGGCCGCCGCCGATCCGCGGCAGCCGCCTCCGCTCCGCAGCTTCCTCAGCACCACGATCACCCAGGATGATCGTTACTGGTTAGATAAGTTCCGTTCCGATCCGGGATTTAGGGTGCTGATGCGGGTGCTCGATAAAGCTATCCTTCGGCTGCAGGAAGCGACTATATTGTTTTCACAAACCGAGCCTCTAAAAAACAAAGAAGAGATCGCGATCCAGTGGATGAATGTGGCTTGCCTGAAGTTTGCCGTGCGGCAGATCGAGGCTGAAGTGGACGCGGAACTAGCGAAAGGAACGATCGACGATGAGTAGATACTGGCTCAATGATGGCAACCCTCTGCCCGATGGCCGCTTCTGCCTTGTGATCGATACCGAGGACGGCTTTCATCCGCTGCGCACCTACGGCGTGACCAAAGAGGAAGTGCTGGAAAAGGTGGCCATCACCGCCGAGCACGGCCAGAAACTCATCGACAAATACCGGAATAACCCGACGAGCGCACCAACACAGGCGACGATTGGAGCGGCACCGACTGCCGCTCCCCCTGTGCCCGCCAAGCCCGTCCGCACCGCCGACGATCGCATGAAGGACACGGTAGACCTGCAGAACCCGGCCACCGCGCCGAACGCGATCAAGAATCTGCTGCAGGATGCGCTGCCCGGCCTGAATCTTGACGAAGAGGCCAAGCGTCGGCAGATCGCCGCGTTCGCAGACATGGCCCAGGCATGGGAGCAGAGCCATCCCGATTTTCCGTCGAACCCGATCAACAAGGAGCTGCTGACCACCAAGGCAACCTTGCGCGCGGGCGGACTCGGAAAGGTCACCCCGGCAATTTTAGAATCGGTGTTCCAGGAGCTGCTTCGCTCCGGAATGCTAGTCCCTGCTGAAGAGTCTTTCGAGGCTCCCAGCGAAGAAGTCCCACCCAGCGATCCCTCAGTGCGCCCGGATGGAAGTCCGGCTCCCCGTACCGTGAGGCTCCGAGCAGCCACGAGCTACAGCAGGACGGCACTACGCGCCCAGCCGCCAGTGGCTACACAGCGCCCTAAGTACACACGCGCACAAATCGACGCAATGAGCGCCAAAGAGCTGCGGAAGAAGTATGAAACAGAGCCCGGCTTCGCGGACATCGTTGCTTCGTATAGACAGCCGCGTCGAGCAGCCACAGCCTAAACCCTCGCACGCGGCGGGGAGAACCTATGCAGCGCACAGAGAAGATCACGATGTGGATCGTGAGGTTTATCCTCCTTCCCTTCGTCCAGTTGCTCGCCGCCTCGGGCGCAGCGATTGTTGTCACCGGGCGCTATCTGCTGGCCTGCGCAGCCGCGCAGTCCCACGCCCCAGCCTTCAATATCGGCATTTCGCCGACCAGCATGATGAGCGGCAATATGCCGCAAGCCGCAATCAGTACCTTCTACGATCGAGACTTCTTCGAGAACCTGAAGGCCAACACGGTGAAGATGCGCATGTGTACACGCCGGTCAATGCCCGAGAAGGCCGGGCAGACCTATCGCGGCTTCATGTGGCCGACGCTTCCCGCCAACACTGTCCAGCAGACTGAGGGAACAGTGGGCACGGGAATCTCGATCACCGCCAACTTCCAGGACTATCAGCTTGGCCAGTGGGCGGATTACATCAACGTCTCCGACAAGGCGCTGGTGACCTCGATCAGCGACGACATGGTGAACCTGCGCCGTGAAATGTCGTACAGGCTAGCCCTGTCGATCGATGACCTGGTGATGGCCATCTTCGACTACCTGCGCACGCTGGACACGAAGACGGCCAATCAGGACGCGGCGAACATCGGCGGCGCGCCGTACCCGTTCGTCAAACAGATGATCCAGCAGGCTCCGTGGAGCTTGCGCGGCCAGAACGTGAAGAATCAGGATCGCGGCTTCCTTGCGGGCACCGTGCATCCCTTCTTCGTGGGCGATATGGTGGCGCTCGACAACTCCAACAACTCCATCGTGGACATCATGAAGCACACCCCCGAGGGACTGCTGAGGCTGGAGGAGCTGCCGGACGGCGAAGAGGGCGACCAGATCAATGTCATCAAGCTGTTCGGATGTCATTGGATGGAGTCCACCAACCAGACCCAGACCGCCAACTACCAGGGCAGCGGCACCACCGCGATCCGCACCTACCTCGCTGGCAAGGATGCAGTCGTGGCGATCAAGCTCGATCGCAGCGATCGCACCAACATCGACGATGGACAGTACCAGAACATGACGTTGTGGATGGGCGAGTACAAGCCCGGCCAGGTCGCCGACCCTTCGGGAGTCATCGGCGCGGGCACCAGCTACAACACCATTCTGGCGTTCGGTCCACCGCCCGACACCACCAGCCGCGCACGCTGCTGGGATGCTGTGCCGCAGACCAGCTAGACGTTGTACACAGGCCGCAACCATGGGAACCGGGCACCCGGATACGGTGCCCGGACTTTTTACGAAAGGGAAATATGGCGAAGAAAAAGGCTTCCGAAGAGATCGCAACCAAGCCCATCAGCGAGATGACGCTTGAAGAGATTCAACTGGCGACGGCGCGCGCCGCGCTGCAGACCTCACTGCTGAATCTGGATGACGCCGAGGATGCAAACCGCAAGCGTCTGGAAAAGAAAGAGCGCGTGAAGCGCTACAACGAGCAGCTTCAGGCCGATGTGCTCGCCGAGCAGGAAGGCATCAAACGCGGTCAACGCATCTGCCGCCACAAGCAGGGCGGCTTCCCCAAGAACATCTTCAAGGGCGATAGCACCAGTCCCGCCGTTTTCAAGACGCTGCTGCCGGATGGCTTCACGTATTTCATCCAGTGCATCCGCTGCCGCCTGAAGGCGTACACGCCACACCCGGCCCTGGAAGAGCGCGACCCGAAAGAGTACGCGAAGCAGAAAGCGCTCTACGACAAGATGTTCGAGCTGAGCGAGGAGCATGGGCTGGACGAGATTCAGACGCCCAACTTCAGGTTCCGCAAGCGCGGCGTGGAGTTCATCCCCGAGCGCGTCTGAAGTATGTAGAAGCAGCGGTTACAAATATCTCAAAGCGGGAGAAAAACCATGAAGCGAATTCTATGTCTGGCCGTCGCCGTAGCCGCGCTGCTTTCCATGCCGCACGCTCACGCGCAGTTCAGCGCCATCACCAGCGGGCCGTCGAAAACCTCGACCTGCACAGACCAGCCATCGCTGCACTTCGACAAGCAAAACAATGTGGTGTCGTCGTGCGGGTCGGCCTACACGCTGCAGACTCAACAGACGACCATCGCGGTGTACAACGCGCAGACCGCGCTCTCTTCGGTGACCACGGCGCAGAACCTGTTCTCGCTCCCGCTCAACGCGGGATTCCAGAACATCGTTCCGCGCACGCTGATGATCTGCGGCGCGGGCATCTACACCACGCCGGGCACCACCGCGCCGACGATGACCATCCAGCTCGTGGAGGGCGGCATCACGCCGGTGGCCATCACCACCGCGGCACTGAGCACCACGGCGTCCACCAACATGCCGTTCAACTTCTGTTTCTGGATTGTGACCGCAAGCACGGGCAGCTCAGGAACACTGGAGGCGCACGGCAACCTCAACGCGAACATCAGCGCGAACACGCCCGCAGCGGCGGCGGCCACGTACAACGACACGAACACAGCAGTGTCGAGCGCCATCAACCTCACGGCAGCCAATACGCTCGCGCTGCAGGTGTCCGCCAGCTCCACCATCACCTCGGTGCAGCTCAGGTACGCAACCGTTGAAGTTGTTTGGTAACGCCGTCGCCCGCGTGCAGTGGGCGGCCCTCACCCAGTGGGCGGCAGGCCCACGCAATCCCGCAGCAGAGGAGAAGACTATGGCAGACGAAACGCCTGAGCCGGTAAAACCGGCAACGGAGCCGGAAAAACCGGCAGCAGAGCCGGAAAAACCGGCAGCAGAGCCGGAAAAACCTACCAGCGCCCCGACAACCATCGAGGCGCAGATCGCGGACCTGCAGAAGACAGTAGCCCAGCACGCGGCCGCGATCTCCGCGACCACCAGCAAAGTGGCGACCGTCGAAAGTACCGTGGCCACGCACGCGAGCACGATCGCTGAAACCGCCAGCAAGGTGGCGACCGTCGAGAGCGCTGTGGCCTCGCATGATTCAGCACTGACCACCATCGCCAGCAAGCCAACCACCAAGCCGCTGGACGATCCGGACCTCAAGGACCGCCTGGAGAAGTACGGAATCAAATAAATGCCGGCCTCCACCGTCACGCTCCAATCCGTGGTTGACTTCATCGCCTCCA